GTTCGATATCGACAAAATCGATGTACTTCTTTGTACGCTTTACCAAGCGTGCTAGAGTACTGACTTAACTATCATCCTAAGGAGATAGCATGACTAAACGTCAAACTGGTAGGTCTCAATCCCGTAAACGGGATGAGAACTACCTTCCACCACACATCTGTTCCTCATTCGAGGAATCACTGAAGACTCTCGTTGAGAATCTTCAGCCAGAGAGTTGGCATCCGAGTCAAGAGTTTAAGGTTAGATACCTCCAATCGGAGTTTCTTTCCAAATACCTTGACCCAGATGTCGTCTCTCCAGATGAGCGTCGTGCAGCAGCTGTCCAGAAATGGCTAGCTGTTGAGGATAGAAATGCAAATACAAATCATCGACTGATGTTCGACATCACCGATGACTTTGGATGGGTTACCTCCGATAACTTCTTCGAAGTTGTACGGAAGTACGTATCCAGGGTACTTGGCTCTTTTCAGTCTGCATCCCATCTTGCAATGGGATCGCACACGAACGGAGCAAGCACTCGTATTCGCAGAGGCCCGTCGGCCGCTATCCAAAAGCACTGTGGAAAAGCACATGTTTCCCAATCTGCACTCCCCCACTGGCTAAGTATAGCTTCAAACACTATACTCAGTCAACAGGATCTACAGATATGCGATTCAAGTGTCCTCTTCACAGTCGACAAAAACTCTGAAATTGATCGGGTGGCTTGTAAAGAGCCCGAGATCAATATGTTCATTCAGAGAACCGCAGGATCCTATATCCGGAAGCGCTTGCGCTCTTTCGGTATAGACCTGAACGACCAAACCATCAATCAGCGTCTCGCAAGAGATGCTGTGAAGATGGGTCTGGCGACTATCGACCTCTCGAGTGCTTCAGATTCTATATCTGTTGAGCTCGTTCGGAAGTGTTTGCCAGACGATTGGTTTTCTTTCCTTGACGATATCCGGGTTAAGAGCGTCGAAATCGATGGTTCTATCCATCAAACTTCGATGTTCTCTTCCATGGGTAACGGCTTTACTTTTGAGCTCGAAAGCCTACTATTCTGGTGCATAACCAGAGCAGTTGCTTTCTTCTCGAAAGTTAAGGGAAAGATTTCGGTGTATGGCGATGACATTATCGCACCTTCCCGGATCGTTCCACGTTTGATTCGTCTCTTCTCTTATCTTGGTTTCAAGATAAATACGAAGAAGACGTTCTGGCGTGGTCCTTTTCGAGAGAGTTGCGGTAAGCATTACCATACTTTCGTCGACGTCACACCTTTCTATCTTAGAAAGTCTATCGGTTGCAAGACCGATATCATTCGAGTACTTAATCAGTTACTGAAATGGGATAGTGAAGCATTGGACACCTTGACTGGTGTTCCAAAATTCACTACCCGTTCAATAGCTGACTTCCACTCTAAGTGGATTAAAGTACTTCCGGCGTGTTTACACGGTGGCCAAGATCTGGATTCTATATCTAGTCTTGTCACAGGAGATCGACCTCGCGGTCGCCTCCTCCAGAAGAGTAAGCAACAAGATTTCAGCCACCTTGGTGGACTGAGATACTGGTTGACTACTCGCGAGACAGCTTCACAGCTGACGTGTGACCCCTCGGTTCCTGGACGTTACTACGTAACGCATCAGGTTCCTTGGTTGAAGAGCACTACATGGGACCCATACGATTATGTATAGGTTGCATCAGTGCAGTTATACCGGGTAAAACCGGATGACTCCTACTTTGTAGGTGGGTTTTGGTTCCTTTTCCGTCCTTAACGGAAAAGGAGCCAAAATAATTGGATGAG